GCAGATCACATCTGAATTTTGCAAGGTTTAGATATGATATCTACTTCCAACCACCTCCGCCTAAACCTAGCCACTTGGCCGCGTAAAAGACTTTAGTGTGCATTACCCCCCTGCCGAAGGGTTATTCTGCCACAAGTGCTAAGAGTTTATAACTCTCTTAGTTTGTGTTAAAGTTAATATTAATATAACATTCTTTTATTTAAAAAGCAACCAGAAAATGCAAAAAGGTTTACCAAAATAGACATTTTGATTAGTCATAAAAAAAGATAGGCCCCGAAGGGCCTATCTCATATTTCAGTATCGCAGTATCTTACGAGAATGTTACGTTTGCAACTGTAACTGTACCTAAGTAGTCTGCCGCATTACCTAGAGATGATGCTGTGTTTGATAACTCAACATAACCATATCTAGTCATGAAACTTACTACTGGCTCGAAAGATGATGGATCCAATACAACGCCTGAAGACATTAGCGGAATGTATGGGCAATAGAATGCCGCCGCATCTGACTCAGATGAACCTTTGTATCCAACTAGAACTGCTGTGTTGTCTGCCGCATATGAATCAACGTAAATCTTCATCGCTGAGTTCAATGTACCTACAAATTTAGTATTTGTTGGTGCTTCGAAAGAACCTTCAGTTGTTCTAGCAAACGCAGAAGTAGTAGCAGATTGTAGTACTGTTAATGCGTGTGGTGAAACCACTGCCCAGTTACCTGCGCCTCTTCTTGTTCTTTGAGCGATAGTATTAGCAACACGGTTGATCATCACAGCCAATGCCGCGTGTTCGTCACCTACGAATGTTGCTGTACCGCTAACTGCGTTTTGGTCGTATGCTTGTTGGTTTGTTGAACCAGCAAGTGCTCTTAAAGAAGCAAGTACTTCTTGATCGATCTCAGCAGTAATTTCTTGCGCCAATGCCGCCATAATTTCTGCTTCGATGTCAATACCTTGCTGTGCTTGAGCATCTTGTGCCGCTTCAAACGTCCAACGAGCACTCAACTTACGAGTTTTCGCTTCAACTGTTTGCTTTAAGATCTGGATAGATAATCTCTTACCTGCAGAACCTTCAAGTGCCGCTGTTGCTCCACCTTTTGGTGTTGCGTCAGTGGCGTTACCTGAATATGCCGCCGCGATCTTAAATGGTGAAAGTGCTTCTTCACCTACTTCGTTACCATCAGATGAATCTGCGTAACGTACTCTTAATGTGTGGATTTGACCCACTGGACCTGTCATCGGCTGAACACCAACAATTTCGTTGGCGATTACAGTCGGCATAACACGTCTGATTACCGGAAGGATAACTCTGTTTAGAGTTGCAACATTACCTGCACTTGTAGCCCCTGCAGTAGCAGTCTCTGTTAACCACTTGCGTGTGTTTTCTAGAGTACTTGCCATTACAGCCTTTTTGTTACCATTTAGGCCTTCTAAAAGAGCGGTTTTGGTATCCTGCCAGCGATTTTCTAGTAGTTCTGACATTGTTTTCTCCTTATTTCAAACCTGCAAGTCTTCGTATGTCAACAATATTTGATGCCACCTCAGTACTTACACTACTAACGTTAGTTGTCGTTTCTTTATTGCCTGTAATTTCTTTTGCCTCATCCTCGGTTAATGTCGCCTTCTGCTTTGCTGGAGTTTTTCCGTCAATAACTGCCGGTAGGTACTTATCAAACGCACTTTGAAGTTTGTTTGTTTGTACTGATTCCAGTAAGTCGTTCATAATCTCACGCTGGTCCTTGCTCAAAGGACTAGTTAACTCGTGCATTACATTAGTTCTTTCAGCCGCGTCTTTGATTTTTGCAATCTCGCCGTCTTTCTCTTCGGCTACTGCTTGAACTTCTTTAACCTTAGCATTCGCTTCTTCAATTGCTTTGTCTTTCAACTCTACAACTTTAAGAAGTTTCGATGTTTCAGATTTTTCATTCAAGTAACTATTGCTATACTCGTTAGCAAATGTTTCAAAAATCTTGCGACCAAAATCATTTTTACGTGCTGAATCGATATCTTCTTTCAACTGTGAAATTTCTGATTTCAATTTCTTACCAACTGATTCTGATACAATTTTAGCACTTCTCTCAACAAAAGTTTTTCTAACTTTTGCTAGGTGTTCCTTAGCCTCACGTACTAAACGTACTTTTGTTTCAGCCAAGTCTTTTTTATCTTCGTGGAACTCTGCAATTTCTTTAGCAAGAGCCTCTACAACAAATTCCTCAAGTTTGCCAAACTTATCTGACATAACTTTTTGGTCTTCATGTAGTTCACCAATTTCTTTCTTTAGTTGCTCGAATACAAAACCTTTTAGCGTCTGTGCGTTTTCACGCATCGCAACAGCATACTTGGCTCTTGCTTCTGCTAATTTTTGTCTGTCTTCTGCAAACTCGGAAATTTCTTCGCTTAACTTTTCAGATACCATAGAGTCAATAGCCTCTACCATCTGTGCTTTGTCATGCTCGTACTTTTGAGCAAACTCTTCGCGAAGTTCGGCAGTTACAGCAAGTTTGTTTTCACTTACTTGCTTGTCCCATGCTTCTTGGATTTCGGCTCTGATTTCTTCGGAAATAGCATTATTTTCAAAGAGTGATTTCAGTGCTTCCAACATTTGTTTCTCCTATTACTGTAAACCTTTAATAATGTTAATTAAAGATCCCTTTAGATAATCTTGAGCCTTTCTATCGCCTTGAACTTCACGTGCTAATTGTAGTGCCTTATACCCACCCCTGGTATTCATGAGATGCTCATATATTGGTGTTGGGTAGGCACCTGGAGCACTTGGTTGAGCGACAACATCAACAGTGATTATCTCAAAGTCGCTCACTTCGCCGCTTCCGTCTTCTCTTACGTTACCAGATCCCCTAGAAGATACTCCAAGTTTAACTCCGTTTTCCAACATTGTTTTAACTAGAGATCCCATAGGGGTTGGTAATATTTTTAGTTTTCCGTAACCATTTGGACCATCCATCCACATATTAGTAATCATATGCGACACACGGTCTAAATTTATGTTAAGTCCTTCAGGGTGATCTACTTCACCTAGTACCGAGTAACCACCTTCTATTTGATCGTTGAGCGTTTGGACGGCTCTTCCAATCTCGGTAACAGGGTAAACACGTTGGTTTGCATTACGCACACCACCTTGTATGCAAATACCTTTCATAAAAAGGTCTTTGCCCCCATCTTTGTTTTCCGTTGCTTCAACGACTATTTTAGCCTGGTCGAAACTTAGGTTTTCAGTTAATGTAAACACCATTCAAGTCCTTTACACTTATATTAGGAGCCGATAGTTGATTTTTTATCAGCACCTGATTCGCCTGCGCCTTTTTTCTCTGCGCCATGGCCTTTTGAAGCCTTCATTGACTTAGAAGCCTTACCACCTGGAACATTTACATTACCTGCATTGTCCTCTTTTGGTGAATCTGCTTTTCCGCCAGTTTCTTCGCCGCCGCCAGCAATATTAGAAGCATCTCCGCCCATGTCGTTTTTACCTGCTACTGGAGATTTAGTGTTATCGCCGTTGTCACCCATTTTAGGTGTTACTTTGTTAACATATTCTCTCATAACATCAACTTGGTCTTTGCTTTCAAATGCTGGTGCTTCTGCTTCAAGATCGGATTCAGGAGCAATAACTACTGCTTCGTCTTCCTTCTCTTCCTCGCCCTCTTCGCCTTCATCTTCTGCATCTGCGTCCATTTCAGCGTCGTCGTCACCGTCTTCGCCTTTTTCGTCCATCATTGCATCAAATTCTGCTTTAAGGTCGTCGAAAGTATCTTCAAGATCTGCTACTCTGTCTTCAAGATCTTCTTTATCTTCATCGTCACCGCCTTCTTTGTCGCCCATTTCAATATCGCCGATCATAGCATCTGCGGCATCGCCACCCATGTCATCATCGCCTTCAATCGCTGGTTCTACAACTTCGTCAGTGATATCTTCGTCAACGCTTTCGTCGTCTTCTTTAGTTGCTTCGTCAGTTTTTTCTTCATCTGCTTTATCTTCAGATGCTTCTTCAACTGCTTCATCTTCTGATTCCTCAGTTTTCTCTTCAACTTTGTCTTCAGCGTCTTCTTTTGTTTTTTCTTCTACTTTATCTTCTTCTTTTGCGTCTTCTTTAGAAGCCTCATCAACTTCTACTTCTTCAACATCATCTTTAAGAAGATTTTCGTAAATGTCTCTGGATTTTTCAACAACTATTTCGTGAAATAGTTCTTCCGCACCCGTACGGTCATCCGCGATTAACTTTTCTAGCATCGCTTCAAATTTAGATTGATCTGCCATTTTTTCTCTCCTGTTGTTTAGATATGGTAAGGCCGTCAATAATATTTATGGTTAATAGGGAAAAAGTAGGTTAAATGGCGTCAAAACGACCGTTTTTTCATTCGGATTTATGAAATCTTGAAATATTCCATAAATTCCTGTACGGTCATATGGTTCAAATTGCCCATTTGTTGCAAACCGTCTGGACAATAGTCGGATTTAAACTCGGTTACTCTTGTGTACTTTTTAGTATAATTTCGTTGTATTACAATTCCTGTTTGTCTTGCCCAGTTTCCGTGATATGTTTCAGGATCTGTGCTTTTCTTATAATTTTCTGTGTCTGCGTACAAATTATTTATCAAACCCCCTGATCCACGGTAGTCAAACCCCAAGATAAAGATGTGATTATGGTCAATGTGTGGATCATACTCTTTGTGGTTAGATGCTAACCATAGTGCTGTGGGGCCGCTAGACCACCCTAATGGTTCTTTGAAGTAATTAAATTTGTGAAATCCTTTGTATAGTTTGTTAGGATTGGTCCAAACTTCGTGATTTATCTGATATTGTGATCTATTAATCTCTGTAATCATTTTACTATCTACTGCAACTAGATAGTCAGGATTCATTTCTCTATATACCGCATTACAGGCATATATTTTTCCGAATGTTTTAAGTTGATTTAAATCTATTGGTTTGCGTGAGGTACCATTACCTATCACGAATGCTATTGACATTACTAAACACCTGCTTCTGCGTTAGCGGCAATTCCATACATTTGACGTACGAAATCTAATTCCTTAACCTGCTCCTTTTTATGTACCTCAGATGCTTTACGCATCTTATTGATTTGGCGTAGTGTTAATCTTGTCTTGCGGGTGTCGTCACGTGAAACAATACTGTCATCAAATGATGGATCATATGCATCATTCTCAACAGGCTGAAGTGTTTCTTTATCAAAATAAAATATTTCACGTAGTATCATAAAATTATTTATCCTATGCTGGAGGTGTTCCGCCTGCCGGAGGAGTACCACCGCCTGTTGCTGTGTCTGGTGCTGGTGCTGAACCACCATCTTCTGGTGCTGGTGCTTCTGCATTAGGATCAACATCTTCACCTGCGCCTGCGCCACCTAAGTCTGCACCTATACCTGCCGCACTTACACCTGCACCTCTAAGTTCTGCAGATGCATCAGTTGGCGGAGGAGTTAGATTTTCATCATTCTCTTCTCTCCACAACTGTTCATTTTGTGCAATCTCTTCTTCAGTTAAACCTAAGAAACGTTGCATAGCAAATCTATTTGACATATAAGGTACTGCCGCCATTTGCGTGTATGTACCTACTCTTGCATTGTCTAATTCTGATTGTCTGTAACTTGCAAAGTTTTGTGGTGGTTGCATTTTAATATCAAACATCGCAGTATCAATGTTAATACCTTTTTCTAGTAAGTAACGTTTAAATTCTTGATTAAATTCTTCTGTTACTAAACCTTGTAAACGTTGACAGTATGTATTGAATCTTAATTCTTGAATGTATGCAGTACCTACTCTACCATCTTGAAACTGTGTTGCACCATCATCTGGTCCTGTTGGTAAGTATGAACTTGGAATACGTAAACCTCTAACAAGTTTATTAGTAAAGTATTTCAAGTCATCAATTTCACCTAAGTTAGTACCACCTGGTAGTGTATCTACTTTAGAACCTCTACCTTCTGCTGTTTGTGGGAAGAAATAATCTTCGTTAATAGAAAGTGGATTGTATGCACTATCAATAACGTTAGTTCCGCCACCTGTAGCACTTGGAATACGTCTTTGGTGTATGTCTGTTTTTACACGTTCTACAAATTGCATAGCCAAGTGTGATGGCATATTACCTACGTCAATGTAAAACACTCTACGTTCTGGTGCTCTTTGTACTCTGTAAATTATAATTGCATCTTCTAGTAATTCTTTTTGTTTGTATACTTTAAATATAGACTCTAACAAACTGTTTCCAAATGGAAAGTTATTGTCTAGTCCTTCACTTAAACTTAAATGTACAACGTGTTCTGCATTAATGGCAACTTCTTTCATGTCTTTAGTAAAACGTCCACCTGCCATTGCTTGGTTAGGTGCACCTACCATTCCTCTAACGCCACCTGTTAAGTATCCGTCACCTCCTCCAGTTACATTACCGCTAGTTTGGAAAGGAGTAGTTGCTACTGCATCTTTGAAGTTTAAGTTTACATTTCTAATAACATACTGTTCTGGTTTCTTGCCTTCTGATTCATTAACAATAATTTTTGTTACGTTTGCTGGATCAACATAGAACCATTTTTTAGTTTCTGGATCTCTAATAAAGAAAGCATCACCATACTTGAAAACGTTACGTAATACACGGAACATTTTAGTTTCAAAATTTTGTAGTTTAGTCCACTGTTGTAAGTACAATTTAAGTGTTTGTACTTCAGTGTTAGTTGCTTTTTGTTTGAAATCAATAATAAATGGTGTGCTATTTCTACTATTAATTTGTGTACAAAATTCAGCAAGAATATCTAATGCCGCATTTACTTCAGAATCCAAATCCATTGTGTTGTATTGACCATATCGTTCTACACGATTTGGCGAACCAACATATACATCTGGTAAGTATGATGAATAATTTGCACCTGCTGGACCCATACCTGTACCAACACCTGCACCACCCATAGGACTATAATTTCCTTCTTGGTTATTGGATGTTTTTACTGGGTTAAAGTATCTTTTCCAACTCATTACGTGCCTCCGGCAAAATTGGCCTCAATGTTTCTTTGGCCCCTTGTTTGTTTTTTAAGTTCTGCTAACACTTCTTGCATTATACTATTTAACGAAGTAGCACCATCTGAATTTTGTTTCTGATTGTCTACTGACACGTTAATCATCTTTTCTATACTTGCTTTTGTGTCTGCGTCTAGTTTTGAGTATGCACTTTGGTAATTGGCTAGTTCTTTGGTTAAATCTCGCAGATTATCTGAAACATCACCAATATCTGCTTTATCCATAGTTGCCATAAAGTTTGCCATACCTTGCATAGCAGTACCGACTTTTTCCAATGCTACTGCATCAATGTCGGCAAAGTTTTTCAATTCTTTTTGTAAGTCACCTAAGTTACCATCATTTCCAAAAAGTCCTCCTAAGAACTTGCTGAAACTATCCAATAATCCATCACCTGTAAATGCACTTATACCTTTGTGCATACTTTCTAGTGCAGGACCTAACTGCATCATTTTAGTTGGATCAATTGATTCAAAAGATTTTAATCCTGCGGATAATTTTTCAAAAGCACCATCGCCAATGAAACTTGCAACTAGTCCGCCTTTGGCTAGACCCATTAGGTTTTTAGTTAGTGGATCTAGAGCATTACCTACATTTTCTAATTTGCCTGCATCAAGTTCTTCAAACTTTTTCATTCCGTCAGCCATTTTGCCAACGCCTTCTGTAATAGCATTAATTAGATCTGCTAGACCCATACCTGCTAAACCTATACCTGCAAATGCCGCCGCAATTAATAATAATCCTGGACTTGCTACTTTACCTGCTAGTCCTAAAGCAATTACTCCTGCCGCTACAACCCCAATACCTATTGCTAGTGCTTTAAATGATATGCCTTTAGGTAAAAGAGCACTTAGAATTCCTCCGCTTGAACCTTCCTCTGCAACTTTGGCTTCAGCATCTGACTTACTTAATCCTTGTTCTTTTTGTAATCTAGCAACTTTGTCTTCTTTGCTTTCGCCCATAAACATACGTTTCAAAGGACCAGTAACATATTTTTCTATAACTTCTTTAAACTTTAATGTTTTTATATCTTTGAATAAGCCTTCTAAAAATTCTGCTATAGGTTGAATAGCAGTTTTTAATTTTTCTGTACCTTGTGGTGAACTGATCCACATTGTAAGTGCTTCAAATTGACCTATTAAGTCTTTGAATACACCACTGTTAATAATAGTTCCTATGATAACGTTTCTAAATTTTGTAATAGCACTTTCAAAGTTAAGTAATCCACCTCTACCACTTTCAATTGCTTTGTTCTGAGCCTCTAATGCATCTGAAACTTTACCACCAGCAAATCCCATAGACATTAATGCAGTATTACCATCGAATGCTGTTGATCCTAAAGCACTTAAGGCACCAATTGCATTACCTTGTTCTTGTGAAAGTGCAACTGCTTTTTCTTGTGCCCTTCTTAAACCGTCTGTAAATTCATCTTGTGATACTGTACCATTCTTTAATCCACGTGCCAACTCTGCAAGTTCAGGATTTGTTCTAACAAGTGATTTAGCAAAATCACTAACAGGTGTACCACCAGTTGCAATCATTTCTGTGATTGCTTCTTTCATTTCTGGACTTGCATTACCTACCATAGCAAGAACGCCTTGTACATTTTTCTTTGTACCTTCGTCCATAGCGGCAAAAATATTTTTTAATCTTTTATCTTGTGTTTGTGCTTTTAATTCTTCTGCGGCTTGTTTTCTACTCATACCAGTTATTTTAGATAACTGATCTAGTTGCATAATATAATCTTGCGTACCTTTTGCAAGTTGTCTATCATTCATTTGACCTATACGTCCTTGAATTCTTTGCATATCTAAATAGTCTGCTGTGAATTCAGTGACATCTTCCATAGTCATACCTAATGCAGAAAATACATTTTGATTCTTTTGAATATCTTTTGTAATTCTTTGGAAACGATCTGCTCCGTTAGTTGCACCTCCAAATGCAATAGCAAGTTTGTCTCCGTTCTGTGCTAGAGCACCTGCAAATGTTTCTAAACTTAAACCTGCATCTATGGCCTTTCTTTGAATTTCAAATAAGTCTCCGCCAAAGTCCATACCAACATTTGATAATTCTCTAAATGTGTCTACTTGAGAATCTATAGCATTTACAAATGTTTGTGCTAAACCTCCTACTAGTCCTCCAAATACAGGAAATTTACTTACTAGTCCTGTAACGTGTTTACTAAAGTCTGATATTCTATTACCACCAGCAACTAATTCAATTGCTAAATCACCTGCCGCTTTACCGGTATTCATGATACCGCTTAATGCACCAAATGTATATCTGTCTACATTTTTGGCAAAGTTTTTAACAGCATTACTGGCTCTTTGTAAAGCACTTGTATTCGTCTCTTGTGCTTTTGTACCATCTTTGGTTGCGTCTGTGGCTTTAGATTGAGTTTTGAAGCCATCGGCTACGGCTTTATTATACATCTTTTGAGCGCCTGCTCCGCCACCAGAACCTCCGCCGCCTTTTTCCATCGCCGATAATAATCTTAAAAGAGTGGCCTCAGAAGCGGCGTTTGATGTAACGCCATCCATTCCTCCACCACGATAATTGACTTCAACCATTTATTAATTTACCTATGTGTACACCCTATAAATATTAAATTATAGTATATGTATTATTTATCTAATGAAAAACACGCCTAAAAATATTGAAAAACAATTAGGACTTTGGCTTGAACGCATTACAAAACCACAGGCAGAACTAGGAAAACACAGTATTTGCCCATTTGCAAGGGCGTTGCCTTCAGTGATTGTTGCTGAAAAATTACATATAGATATGTTTGAAAATTTGTCAGATGAAATAACAATATACTGTGAACATAGTGTTGTATCAACGTTTGACGAACTAGAAGAATTATGTACAACACTTAATAATAAGCATAGCACACATATATTTTTGCCTGATCATCCGCATAGAGAAACATTTATAAAAGGCATTAAAACAGGCAACGGTTATGTACCGCTAGTTATAGCACAAACAAAAGAAGAACTTTTATCTGCTAGAAATAGATTAAGTTCTACAAATTATTATTCTTATTGGGATAAAGAATATTTAGAGGAAATTTTTAACTATGGCAATATGGACCGAGTGGGATAAACTTACAGATGTAATTGTTGGAGACTGCCATGCTCCGGGCAGTTTTGATCATTTATTGCCACCTGGAAATACAACTGATAATTTTAATTTAATATTAGAAGAGACTAAAGAAGATTTACTAAAACTTACTGACAAACTTAAAAGTTATGGTTGCACCGTAAGACGTCCTGACACTATTCGTCCTGTACGTACAACACTTTCATCATTTGATATTAAAATGCCTAACAGTCCTATGGTACCGAGAGATCAATATCTTGTACTAGACGAAACAATATATCAAACATACACTAGTTTGACTGATAGATACTTTGACGGACATAGTTTTTATAATTGTTTTAATGATCTAGGCTACAACTGGATTGCACAACCTAGTCCGCAACTAACTGATTTAGATCCAACTACTAAATGGTGGAATGGTGGCAAGGAAATATATCAAAAAATATTATCCAACAAAGTTTTATGGCATACTGCTACAATGTATAAAGCAGGAGACAAATTAATTACAAACACACAAGGTCCGGGTACACAGAAAGGACTTGAGTGGTGTAAAAGAAATATAAAAGATGTAGAAATAGTTGCTAACGATAGTGCTGTAATGAATGGTTGGGGACACATTGATCATGGATTCTTTTTTGTAAATGATGAAACTATTGTTTGTGCAAACAAATCCTGGGTACCAAGTTACTTACAAGATAAACAACTTATTGAGATAGGACATCTGCTTAAAGATCATATGACAATGTTAGAAGATTACAAAAAGGATTTTAATAAAACAGAAGGAATGCACAGCGAACAATGGTTAGAAACTTATCTAGACAAGTGGAGAGGTTATGATCAAGAAATATCATTTGATACTAATGTTCTTGTAATGGATCATAATTGTATTTTGTTTAGCAGAGAAATACCTGAACTGTTTAAGTTACTTAAAGAATATGAAATAGACTGTGACTATGTTCCTATTAGACACGGCACGTATTGGGAAGCCGGTATACATTGTCTAACACTAGATGTAGGTAGAGCCGGATTAAAAAGAAATATCTTTTGAATCAATAGTTGCTATTAAACTTAATCTATATTGATCTGTTTTATTCCAAGATGAATGCATAGTATCAGGAGAAAATCCTACCCATTCTCCTTCTCCTAAAAATATTGTTGTATCATTAAACTTCATACCGCATTTGTTTACATCGGTTGAAGGAATAATCACGCCTGCTATGAAAGTAATATGTTTAACAACTTGCCCGTCAATAGTATCATATGGATCACGATGTGGTACTATTTCACCGTAAGGTTTTGTAAAGTTCATTCCTATATTAGTAAGTCCTCTACAAGAATTAATAATTTCTAAAGATTTTGGAAATTTGTCTGCATACTTGAGTTCATGATCCATTCCAGGATCTGAAACTTTAATTGGAATGTTTCTCCAGTTGTCCTTTATACCTGTGCGATAATATGTATCAAGGTCCATGCCAATTTCTTGAACAATAGCATAATCTTTAATAAAAGCATCAAGTTCTTGCTTGATCATTACTCTTGCTTTGTCCAATTTGTCAAAATCTATATATTTCTTTATATCGTAAAATAAATCAGCCATTAATTATGTACGCAGTTAACTCCCTACCATAAATATGTTATATGAACACTTATTACTTATTCGGAGGAAAACCATGCAAGAAGTAAAAGCGATGGGGCCTAATCCGTTACAGAAATATTATAGACAACCCAAGGTTTACGTTGGATTACCTAGCAAAGGCCAATGGTATCCTGAAGGTACTGTTGATATGCCTGAGAACGGTGAGTTGCCTGTATACGCAATGACGGCCAAAGACGAGTTGGCATTTAGAACACCAGATGCTCTATTAAATGGACAATCAGTTGTTGATGTAGTTCAGAGTTGTGTGCCAAGTATCAAGAATGCTTGGGCAGTTCCAACTATTGATATGGATGCTCTATTAGTTGCTATTAGAATGGCAACGTTTGGAGAAAAGTTAGAAGTTAAAGGTCAAGTACCTAACACTACTATAGAACGTGCATTTGATTTAGATCTTAGGTTAGTATTAGACAAATTCTTAAGTGGACAGTATGATCCAACTGTATTTGTTAATGATATGACAATCACTTTGCGTCCGCAAACATATAAAGAGTTTACACAAACTGCAATTAAAACTTTTGAAGAGCAAAGAATTGCCGCAGTCATAAATGATGAGAATATGACTGACGAAGAAAAACTTGGAAAGTTTAATGAAAGTTTTATAAAACTTACAGGACTAACTATTGATCTAGTTGTAAACAGTATTGTTTCAATCCAAACCAGTGACGGTGAGATTGTTACTGACAGAGGACATATTGCTGACTTCATGAAAAATGCAGATAAAGATTTCTTTACTGCAATTACAAAAAAGATTGAAGAACAGAAAAAACAATTTGAACTAGAACCAATCAAAGTACAGGCTACTGAAGAAGAACTTGAAGCAGGTGCTCCTAAAGAGTATACAATACCTGTAACATTCGACCAAGCAAGTTTTTTCGCCTAAGGATCTCCACATTGTCTCTTGAAGAGATCCTAAAAGTCGTCAAGGATATGGAAAACGAGACTAAGAATTTTAAATTAGATCTCATGCGACTATGTTGGTACATGAGAGGTTCCATAACTCTTGATGAAATCTATGCTAGTAATGTTGAAGACCGAGAGGTCATGAGTAAATTAATCAAAGAAAATTTAGATACTGCTAAGAAAACTGGACAGCCGTTCTTTTAGGCTGTTGCTGGTTGTTTGATTTCTTTACCAAGTTGGTCTTTGACTGCTTTTTGTACACCCGCTTTTGCAATAACATCTGCTAACGTAGGAATATCAATCTGCATATCCTTACCTAAGTCACTGCCACCTGCTGGTGCTTTAGGAGTAAGTTCAGCGGCAACATCTTTAGTTGCAATTCTACCTGTTGACTTACTAATCCATTGTGCGCCTGCCCATTCGTAATCCTGACCATCACTTGCTTTTTTAACTGTGCCTTTTTCTAACGCACCACCTTGTGCCTGGGCACCGCCTTGTGCTGGAGCATCGCCTTGTGCTGGAGCATCGCCTTGTGCTGGTTGGTCACCTTGTGCTGGTTGATCGCCACCTTCTGGTGCTCCTGCATCTGCATCTGTGTCTGCTGGTGCATCTGCTTTAGGAGCCGCTGTTGGTTTAAGTTCTACTTTGTTTTCTGATCCTATTGCTTTGATCTGATCATTACTTAAACCTGCGCCTTGTAAAATGTTTGTAATAGAACCTGCGTCTGTAGGCTCACCCATTTTAGTCCACTGTGTCATTAATTTTTTAAATGTAACTTTGTTACCTAATTCTTTAGCACCTGATTTTACTGCTCCGCCAACTGCTTTAGCACCTTTGGCAATAGCACCACCTACTTTTTTAAGTGCATCTAATGGTCCTTCTGCTAGATAACGTTCATATTCTGCTTCATAATCTACAGAATCTGTTGTGCTTTTAACTGCAACACCTTCTGTATCATCACCCTTATCACCACCTTTACCTTCTAGTTCTGCTTTTTGTTCAGGTGAAACAGGTTTAACTTTATGCATTTTTTTGGCATTGTCGTCAACCATTGCCGCCGCACCCTGAGCCGCCGCCGCCGCACCTTCACCTGTATCTATAACAGCATTTAGTAAAGGTTCTACTTCGTCATACTTGGCAATCAATTGATCAATTTGACCTACTGATATTGAATCTTTTGGTATATCTGAAAGTGTTTGTGCTAATGTTGTTAATTCTTTATTAGCCGCTTGAGCACCTGCTAGGAACTCGTGCATTTTTGCTACTTCTTGATAGTATTCTGGACTAAATGTTTTTAATCCACTTAAAGCAGTTTTAAAGTTATTGTATTGGTCAACTTGATCTGCTGTTAATACAGTTTCATAGTTGTAATAGAATGCGTTTACATTACCTTGTAAAGTTAATTTTTTTGCACCTTCTAATGCACCATCTGCCACACCTGCATCAGCATACGCACCTGTAACTGCTTTGTCATAGTTATCAGCCATGAAAGCCTTTTCCATTGCAGTTACTTCTGCTTCATTTGCCGCCGCAATATTGTCAATGATGTTATCTGAAATGTATCTAAATGCCATACCAGCAAGAGCACCATAGGCCGCTGTTTTAACTGACTTACCAACTGCTGTCGAAAGTTTTTCACCTTGTAATAAATCTTTTGTTGCACGAAGTACTAAACCTGCCGCGGCACCACCTGCTGGTCCGCCTGCAAACGCCGCCACAGTAGTTAAGATACCTACTGCTAAACTTGCCTTGCCTGGATTTGCTTTTGCCCAGTCACTTACTTTTTTAACACCGTCTACAATTTTTGAATCTTTTGAACCAATTTTCTTTTTAAGTTCATCAAACTTTGCATCCATGTTCTTGATAGGTCCGGCATTCTGTGCCATTCTACCAAGTTCATTAATTTTGTCATCTACTTTTTTTGCTACATCAATCGGTAACTTGGCCGCCGCCAATGCCGCACCGCCAACTTTACCTGCAAGTGTTTTGTTATCACCACCTGCCATTGCTTGTTGTTCAGCACCTTGGAAGATTGCTTTAATTTGATCTGCTGTAAGTGTTGCTTCTGATAGTCTTTGATATTCTTCTAGTAAAGGCCAAAGTTCTCTTTCCCAACGACTAATGTAATGCTGTTGACTTTCTGTAAGGTCCTGCCAACTTTCAGTTAATATTGTTTGTGATTTTAATACTGTTACTTCATTTAGTTTCATAGCCTGTCCTTACAATAGTTGGAATAACTCTTTTTTCTGTTCTGGATTTAATTTAGCAAGTTGGTCTGCTATGTTTTTAGGAATAGCACCACCTGCCGCCGGAGCAGTTGATCCTGCAGGAGCAGTTGCACCACCTTGTGCTGGCTGTTGTCCTTGTGCAGGTTCATCTTTTCTAAACTGTCCTGTCTTAGGTTCGTTATCTGCTGGAGCACTTGCACCACCACCGTCTGCTGGAGCGTCAACTTGAGCGGCTGGTGTGTCTCCTACCTTGGCTTGTCCTGCCGGACTTCTAAATGTGTCCTGTGCAGTTTTTGTTAATATGTCATCTACTTGTTGTGGAGTCATCATACCTGACAGGCCTTTTAGTCTGCCTGTTGGAAGTTTTTCTTTTGCAAAGAAATCAGCAAGGTCACCTACATCTGGTGATTTGCCTACACCAGTTTGACCTGCGAATTGCTTCCATTTTACGTTAATTTCTTTTGCTCTTGCACTAGAGTCAACTTTTCCTTGCAGTCCTGCCGCTGTTGCTTTCATGCCTACAGCACCGGCCGCCTTTGCACCTACTTTACGTGCTAAATCGCCTAATGCACTACCGCCTGGCGCTTCATTTACGTTATTTTCAGATACAATATCGTATATTTTCATAGTATTTGCTCCAACTCTATTATATTTATGCTTAATTATCATAATTACCGTTTTAAATAGAACTATGGTGACACAATACCATTTATATATAAAGGGCAAAACTGAGCCAGAAGCGATTTTGCATACTATAGAAGAAGCCAATCAGGCTATGTATATGATCAAAGAGCAGAATCCGTATGAAGAATACGAAATTATAGAAACAGAAGTATCTATAGTTAAACCTGGTTTCGGACGTGATCCTGATTTACACTAGTTTGAATGCTATGTAGATGTGCTAAAGCACATCTGGTTTTCGCTGTCGCTCAAACACATAATTTCCTTATGAGTGAAGTAATAAAGTGCGAAGCACGTTAGCATCATGTAGATAGTTGAGCCACAATTCGCCCGTTGCCGGACGAACTGTATGGTTTCACATCATGTGAGTTAGCGTCACCAAACTGTTTAAGAAGATTACATATAATATGTACGGAGGCGGTAGACCTGCAACCCCCTACTTCAGCATTCGCGATATCCACGGTAAGCAGTTAGTCCCAAACAGTCGAAACTACTTGCTTTGACGGTTGCTTTTTCTCATTGCCGTCATCTTTTATGCCTAAGTTAGCATTATCCTTGCAACGCACTAGAATCTGATCACAAGATATATGACCTCAAAGTGAGTCGAGCCACCCCGACCAAACAATGTTGCTATGTATTTTTATTTTAAGCCTTTTAGTGCTTCACGTAGTATGTTTGAACCGCCTACTCTAACGTTTATAATGCCATTGTAGTATTCGTCTTTTTCTAAAACTCTTCTTTCGAACTGTTCCCTTGCCTCTAAATAACTTGCAACGCCTCTACTTGGACAATAATAAAGTATTTCCCTTGTAAATTTGTCTTTGCCTAGTTCTTCTACGTCTGCCTTCAAGTGATCATTGGAACCCCAATAGTCTTTCCAGTCACTTTCTACTTTGCTTCTACGTTTGTTTATCTTTCCCTTGAGTGGTGGGCGTGTCTTTTTGAATTTAGCGAGTTTTTTGCCTACGTATTTGCGACTGTTAGTTGTATTTGTAATAAGATATACAAATGCTTCACAGTTTTCAGGGAGATTATCTATTGTATTTCCTTGATATGTCCAGTCGCTCATAGTAATAGTACTTACTCATCACTATTTTGCGTGTCTTCTTTTTTGGCAACAAACGTATCCATGATTTCTGTTCTACGTGTAGTTGCTAAACGTCTAATTTCGCTTAACCATTTTCTAGCGGCACGTTTTGTACGTTCGCTTTTGCGTATTTCAAAGGCTTCATTGGCTTTGTAGTACTCCATATACGCCTTTGTTAGTTTATCATGTGTGTCGTCTGTCATTGTACTATTTCAATATCGTTTTCATATGAAGTAAAACCATTTTCTTTGATAACTTTTAGTACATTATTCACTCTTCCGATCAATTCATCTTTGTGTGAAATCAAATAAATGTTTTTGTTTCGCTCTCTACCCATTTTCTTAAGTACACTTAAAGAACTTTCAACACCTGCACTATCCATACCACTATCAATTAACTCATCAATAAACAACAAGTTGATATGTTGATATAAACTTTCCCATACATCACGGAAACTCCAACTCATACCAAGTATAAGTCTATTTCTTTCACCTCTACTTAAATTATCAAAGTCTAAATCCTGTCCTAGTTGTGTAATTTCTACACTTAGATCATTTTTAAACATTACACTATGTGGTAATCCAATCTTATCTAAGTAGTGTGTTAGTCTATTGTTTAGATATGCAAGGTTTTGTTCAATAATTTTCTTTCTAATAAAACTATCTTTGTTTGTTAACAGTTTGTATAAGAATTCTTGATGGTCTTTGTAACTGTTTAGTTCATTAATCTTATCCCAACTGATTTCTTGTATGGCTGTACTTTGTAAATCATCAATTTGTTCAGTATATGGATCAAGTTCTTCTTCTTTAGAAGTAAGAAGTTTCTTTAAGTTATCAACATTACTTCTATGTTCATATGCTTCTTTGGCTGTATCATAGAAAGTATCTGGTCTTGCGTCAAGATCGCCTATTTCATCAATCTTTGTTTTTACTTTATCATACTTTTCTGCTATTTCAATCATGTATGTGTGTGCATCACCATAGTCTTTCTGCATTTTGTCTTTCATTTCTTCAAGTTTGTCATCATGCAGTTCTTGACCACAAGCATAACACTTGGCACTTTCTAGATCATCTAGTTCTTTGCCTAGTTTGTGTACATTTTTATCTGCTTGTTCTAATGCACGTTCAACAGTTGCACGTTCTTTTGTTAAATTAGTAAGATGTGTGTTAAGTTCTGTCCAACTAGATAGTTTTTCATGTGCTTCTAGTTCTGCTTCAATATCAACTTGTTCAAGTTCTTTGATGGCTTTGTTAAGTTTGTCACGTTCGCTCTTATTAGTTGCTATCCAGGCCTTTTTTCTACTTTGCAAATTACCAATGCTTTCAGTAATTTTTTCATTACTGGTTTTGACTGCTTGTATTCTTGCATTCTCTTCTGTGATATCATCTCTAGTAATTTTAATTTTCTCACGTAGTAAATCTGCTTTTTCAGATAGTATTGTTATACCAAGCAACTGTTCTATAATAGCACGTTGGTCGTTGTTCTTTAATGCTAGGAAAGGTTCTGTGTAAGTGTTAAGTGCCACAATGTGTTTGAACATTTCGTGGCTCATACCTAGTAATGAATTTATATCTTCTTGTGTTTTACGACTATCCCCTTGCGATTCATCACTGATTTCTTGGTCCTGACCATTAATTTTAAATTTTAGTGTGTTAGGTTTGCGTCCTCTTTCAATATGATACTCGGTATTGTCCTTTTCAAATGCAAGTGTAACCAACATAGACTTGTTATTTGTTTTGTTAACAAGATTATCACGTCTAATGTTAGTTAATGCAACACCAAATAGTGCATAACTTAATGCATTAATGATTGTTGTCTTACCTGTACCATTACGTGACCCACTATCGTCACCACCTTGATCAAGATTTTCACCTAAAACTAGTGTAAGTTGTTGTTTATCGAAGTCAACTGCCTGTGTAGAGTTACCTACACTCATAAAATTTTTAACTGTTAGACTTTTTACCTTAATCATTCTTTTCTAGTTCCCTGTATATGCTTAACAGTTTAGATTTTTCAAACTGATCACTTTCAATTGCTTCAATTTCTTTAGCAACTATCTCATCTACACTTTCAAATTGTGCTACATCTAGTTCTGTGTTAATTTCTTCATCTTTTGTACTAGGTATAAGTGTAATTTCTCTACAATTATACTGATTGATAAATGTTTCTTTGATAAAACTTGCTTCTTCATAACTAATTGGCAAGTCAAGTGTAACTCTTAGATACATTTTAGGTTTAATTAGTGTATCTTTTTCATCAAGTAATCGCGAAAGTTTGACTGTGCGATACTTAGGACAATTCCACCAGTTGATGTATTGAGGCTCACCTCCCTTTTCAAGTATCATCATACCACGTTCATCATCCCAAGCATCAGCATAGTTGTGAGGTAGTGCGTTACCAATGTAATGTACCGGACCTTTAACTTGACGTTTGTGAAAGTGTCCACTGAATACATACTCTTGATGTTGGAAGTGTTCTGCTTTTAGTTCGCCTGTGTCAGGCATTTGTACCATAGCATTCATATAGAAGTTTGGCAATTCGAAGTGACCAAACATATATTTTGTTTTAATCTTAGAAATCTTTTTCCATTCATCACCTACTAACCAAGGAACAAGGCAAACATCATCTTCAATCATGATTTCATTGACCATTGTAATACCTTCGATATGTCTACCAAAAGCAATACTATTCAAATCTCTTTTGTCTTTGTAATATAAGTCGTGGTTACCAGGGAAAAAGTAAAACTTTTCAAATGCTTTACCTAATTTTTCTAAACACCTGATAGTATAATCAAGTGTAGTGATGTTCAAACTGTTTCTATTATGGTGCCAGTCGCCCATAAAGATACCAGTTTCACAACCATTCTCTTTTGCTTGTTCAATATACCAATCGATGAACTCTTCACAGTCATCGTTATGTATTTTTGAATTAGATTTTAAACCAAAATGTATGTCTGTAAAGACAGCCGCTTTTTTAAACACGTATAAACCTCACACTTAATCTTATAAGCATACACAAAAACACGTTATTTGTCAACTTAAAATTTATTCAGAATCTTTTTTCTTACCGTAAGCCTCAGCAACTTGCTTTTCCCACTGACCTTGATTCTGTCTAGTGAAAGATGGATTCATATGATTCATTTCTAATATATCGTCACGTATGTTTTGATTACGTTTTTCAATATTAATAATTCTTACAAATGAATTTGTTACTGCCGCCGTGTAATATGCAAATGGATTGTTTGATTTTGATTCGTCAAACTGTAATCCAATCTGCGTCAACTGTAAAATTGCTTGACCACGCATTTCGTCATTGTATGTATATCCTCTAACATTTCCTCTTGTTGCATACCTATCACATAATTTCATCCACATACGAGCAAGATTGTTTGTTGCTTGTCCTCCCGTAAGTGAAAAGAAACCATTCTTCATACCACCTTCCCAATGGCTTTTGCCTGCAATTACTAATTCATCTTTTGAATTGAACTTCCAATGCTGGAATGGTGGAAAGTTTAGTTTTACTTTTGTATCTGCTATTGTTTTTGGATTCTTTTTACGACCTTTTTGTTCTGGTATATGGTCATATGTCATAATTCTAAATATTAAATCTGTTTTTTCAATTTTTCTGTAATCAATTTCGCAATCTGCTTGTTTTACTTTTTCGCCGTTTAGTTTACGTTGTTCATAATCTGCCATACCTATACGTTTGGCTCTATTTCGTTTTGCTTCTGCAATAGTTCTAATGTTAATCTTTTCAATACTAGGTAAAATGATATCAAACTGATGGTAATCGGGGTCTACGTAACTACAAAAACTGTTTTTTGACTTGTGTATCTCTTTCAGAAGGTCTCTATTGTTCAGATAATTAGTTCTTCTCATGTGAAAATTCTCCATTTATAGTGTCTATTATAATATACGTAGTTAACTTTGTCAACTAAATACTGTATAGGAGTTTGCCAAAGTATGTCAAGAAGCAATATTAAAAATAGTTCTAGTTTTGACCAGAAGTTTGCTGATGAAGTGAAAGCAAAAAATCTAGGTATCAATACTGCCACTACTGACTTTAAAGCACCAGGTGGAAAAATACCTGAGAGTGTTAGCGATTTTGCAAGTTCATTAGGATTTGGCAAAAAGATACGTTCTAAAAATTTACCTACTGACAGCGGCGAAATTGAATCTTCAAAAAGTAATGTTAGTTTTAAAGGTGGTAAGAAAGACTGGCGTGTCAAATTAAGTATACCTAATATAAAAAGTTTCAATGAAAGTCCTTTGTTGAAGCCACTTGCAGTGACTGGTGGTTTGGTATTTCCATATACGCCAACTATTATCGTTGCTCATAGTGCCAACTATAATGCAATCGCTCCTATACATACTAATTATCCTTATTTTGCGTACCAGAACTCACAAGTGGACCAGTTGGTTATCACAGGAGACTTTTTTATTCAAAATGGTGTAGAAGCAAACTATTGGGTTGGTGCTATGCACTATCTAAGATCATGTACAAAAATGTTTTATGGCGGAGACGCATCTGAAATTGGTGCTCCACCTCCTGTTGTAAAATTAAATGGATATGGTGACTTTGTGTTTAATGATGTTCCAGTTGTAATCACAAACTTTACAATTGACTTACCGCAAGATGTTGACTACATACAAGCAGGTTTAAAAGATATAACAGTTAAACGTAGTGAGTATGTAACAGACTTTGATGATGGATCTCGCACAGGGTTAAGTTGGGTACCGTCACAGTCATTAATTACTGTAACTGTGCAACCAGTATACAGCAGAAGAGAAATAGAAAAATTCAGTTTACAGAAATATGTAAATGGCGGTTATGTAGGACAAGGTAAAGGATTTATTTAATGGCAAAATATTCAGAATCAAGTCCTTGGCATAACACTCCTACAAACGATAGTAATGAATATATGGATTTACTTCGTCCAAGGGCCATTCCAGCGGCACCAGATGATGTTGTTTATGAAATAGAACCGCAATACAATTATAGACCAGATTTACTTGCATATGATTTATATGGCAATCCCAAACTATGGTGGGTGTTTGCTCAGAGGAACATGGACACAGTTCTTGATCCAATATACGATATTAAAGTAGGAAGAAAAATTTACTTGCCGAAGGGATCGTCATTGAAAAGTGTCTTAGGAGTCTAAGATGGCCAATCGTTACGAAACCAAGAAGAAAAGAATAGAAGATAAAAAGAAAAGGCTAGAGGCTGAATCCGGTAAAAATGAAAAAGAAGAACTTGGCGGATCAACTACTACTAATACTACCAAGCCTGGTACTAATTCTAGTTACTCAAATGATGCTGATGTAAATCAGAACAGTTATACAAAACAAACTGAAACACAAGAAGAAACTAAAAAAGCAAAAACTCTAAAATACGAATCTATCAAAAAAACAAATATTAAATCAAACGAACTAGAAAAGTTTCGTAGTATGCAATATATCTGGAGTTTGTATTGCTTAACTAATGAAGAATTACGAGATCCTGATAACACATATATGGTTGAAGGTAAAGAACCTAATGTTGTTCTTATCAAAGGCGGTGGTGGTACAGGCACAGTTGGTAAAAGAAAAGCAACTACAAGTCTTGAAAGAAAAGGCGGTAGAGTAGAATACTTTATTAATAGTGTAACGATTGATTCTGTGATAACACCAAATGGAAGAACCAGAATGAATCAAATGCACCAAGGTTCTTTTACTGTTATTGAGCCATACAGCATGGGACAGTTTTTAGAAGCGGCACAGATAGCCGCACAAATGGCAGGACATAAAACATATATTGGTGCTCCTTTTTTATTAACAGTAGAATTTATTGGACACACAGATGTAAACACTACACAAAGAGTAGGTAAAAGACAGATACCTATGATATTTGGTGATACTAGTATGTCAGTTGATGCTAGTGGAAGTGTTTATGAATGTACATTTATCAGTTGGAATTCAACAGCATATACAAATAGTGTAATTCAAATTCCTCATGATATTACTATTGTTGGTAACCAACTATCAGAAATTTTACAGAGTGGTGGTCAAAGTTTAACCACGGTGCTTAATACAACATTACTTAAACGTGAAGAAGAAGAAACAAGAACTTTTGCTGACGAGTATGTTATATTATTCCCTAGAGAAGATGAAATACAAAGTAAAAAATTAGAAACACAAAAAGAACATACAGTAGATGGTGTAACAATGACTGCACAAGAATACTATGCAACAGTTGGTGGAGAAAAAGTTAATGAAAATGAAAGAATGGACTTTGAAGCATGGTTTGAAGATACACTAGGAGTAAGTGTAAAACGTAGTAATATAAGTGAAGCAGTAAAAGTACAAGCACTACAACAAGAAAAATTAAATGACATAGGTAAAAGTAAACTAGTAGGCGATAGTTTACAAGGTGGAGAAATACTACAATCAGGATATGGTAAAGTTTATGATCCTGAGAAAAAAGCCTTTGAACAAAAATCAAATTATATACCTGCTGACAAACGTGCATTTAAATTTGAAAAAGGTACTAAGATTACAAACATAATTGAAGAAATGATTTTGCAAAGTGAGTATGGAAAAGAACTACTAAACAAAAAAGTTGTTGATGGTTTCCGTCCTTGGTTTATGGTGCAGTCAATGGTGTTTAATGTACCTGTCAAAGAAGTAGAAGATAGAAAAGGTAGACAACCTAAAATTTATGTGTTTAGAGTTTTACCATACAGAGTTCATGCAAGTGTTTGGATGTCACCATCTGATGTTGCACCAGATACAACACCTCTGTTAGTTAGTGTAAACAAAGAATACAACTATCTATACACAGGTAAAAACAAAAATGTTTTAAACTTTGATTTAAAATTTAATTACAGATTCCTAACACCTACACCATTAGACAAAGGTGATGATACTTTAACCAAACAGAATCCAGGAGGCAATGCCAGGGGTGACGGTAAAGATCTTGGTAACACAGTAAAAGAAAAAGAAGGTAATCCAGACAAACCTAAAGTGCCTCTAAAACCGTTGGTAGGAGCAGATGTAGAGGTAATTACTAGTGGAATGAGAGCAGTTCCACAGGATACCAAAGATGTAATTGCAAGAACATTCCACAAAGCATTGGTTTACAGTAATGCTGATATGGTACAATGTGATCTAGAAATTATGGGAGATCCATATTTTTTAAGTGACAGTGGTACAGGAAATTATCAAAGTGCTGAAGGCACTACATGGTTTGAAGATGAAAATGGACAAATAGATCATGTGCGTAGTAACCAATACATTATAATAAACTTTAGAACACCTTTTGATTATGCATCAGGTCAAAGTTTAATGCAGTTTCCAACTGACACAGATGAATCAGGAGGAATGGTAGTAAGAGAATTTAGTGGATTATATCAGGTTATGCAGTTACAACACATATTTGAAAGCGGACAGTTTAGACAGTCGCTAAAATTAAACAGAATGCTTAACCAACAAGATCTTGATACTAAAGAAAAAGGATCAGATCAAGTTAATCCAACTGAAGATACAGGTAAAGAAAGTATAGCAACGTAATGGCAGAAAAAGATCTAGTAACGTATAATAAAAAGGTAGAAACATCTGCAGGTCCCTATCTGGCCAAAGTAATTAATTTACTTGATTCAGAGTACATGGGAACACTTCAGGTACAGTTGATGAAATCCAACACAACTGGCGGACCTAATGAAGAAGCATCAAACGTTTATAGTGCTAGATATCTTTCTCCGTTTGCAGGGCAAACACCTAGAGTAGGTATTACAAAAAATGATGATTATAGAAACACTCAACAGAGTTATGGTTTCTGGGCAGTTCCACCTGATGTAGGTACAGTTGTACTTGTTATTTTTGCAGAAGGTAATCCTAATCAATGTTACTGGTTAGGTTGTGTACAAGACAGATATCAAAACTTTGGTATGCCAGGTGAAGCGGCAACAACATATACAACAGAAGGTACACCAGATGATCTAAAAGGCAAAAAACTTCCTGCGTCTGAATACAACAAACTTGGAGAGCATCAAGGACAAGATCCTTCACAGTTTTTAAAACCATATCAAAAAGAATTTACACAAAACCTACAAGACCAAGGTTTGCTAGAAGATGAAATAAGAGGTATTACTAGTTCAAGTGCTAGACGTGAAGTTCCTAGTGCAGTATTTGGTTGGAGTACACCTGGCCCTGTAGACAAACGTCCAGGTGCGCCTATGGGTAGAGTAGGTACAAAAGCAGACAACACAAATATACACAGAGCAAGACTTGGTGGTACAAGTTTTGTAATGGATGACGGAGACGATAAATTTTTACGTAAAAAAGATGCAAGTAGTGGTCCACCTGAATATGCAAAAGTTATGCTTGGCGAAACAGATGGAGATCCTACACTACCATTTAATGAACACGTAAGATTGCGTACTAGAACAGGACATCAAGTACTGTTACATAACACAGAAGATTTAATTTATATTGCAAACAGCAAAGGTACTGCTTGGATTGAATTAACGTCAGATGGTAAGATTGATATATTTGCCAAAGACAGTATTTCATTAAACACAGAAGCAGATTTTAATTTACACGCACAAAGAAATATCACTATTGAAGCAGGTGCAAATATTGCCATGAAGGCTAGTGG